GTTTTGCAGCTTCTTGTAAGACTGCTGGACAGTCACGCAGCAAGATGTCAGCAGCCGAAGTGCATCAGTACATGCGTAATCTTCGCGAGGATCATCGTGATCCAGAATTCGTACTTCCAAACTACTTCACGCAGTCACATCCTGATCTAGGCACATTCGCTGATCGTTGGAAAATACCTGTCCACGAATTGATGTTCGACGTGAAAGATCATCGTGCTGTATTTCTGATACGGGATGGTCATCGCATCGTCGATGCAGTAGGGCGGACGCTGCGCGAATCACCCATGAAATGGAAAAGGTATGGCCGCGCTAGCCGCATCTTTACCTGTGGTCATAGCGACCACGCTGTAGTGGTCGAGGACGCTATCTCTGCGTCCGTTGTACCGACCATCACCTCCAAGCTGACAGGCGTGGCTCTGCTAGGCACGAGCCTGCTGTCAGAACACATAGAACAACTACGTAAATTTGCCACTGTCACCGTTGCACTCGATCCGGATGCGCGTGACAAGACTGTTTCGATCACTCGCCAGCTTCAGACGTCCGGGCTGGCGGCAAGTGCAGTGTCGTTGAAAGACGACATTAAATACAGACGGACTGTTGACACACAAATGATAATCAATACAAGGAGAGCCTGAATGACAGGGTTCAAAATTATGGCCGTTCAGGGTGACGCCGACTGGCCTAACGCACCACCGCAGGTGCAAACAAAAAATAGATTGGTGGATGCCTGTGGAGGCATCTTTGAAAGAGGGTGTCATTGGTGGGTTGCCCCGCCTATTTGATATCTTTAGAAGTGTGCGTTGGGGCTAACAGCACATTAAAAACGTCCCCCAAGGAGAAGTAAATGAAACTTCGTGCAAGGATCGAGTTGGATCTCGAAGCTGCCGATTTAATGGAAGCCAAGAAGATCATCGATGAACTCGAAAAAGATATGACAGTCTTCGAAAAATACAAGATAGAAGGCGACATCAACTTATCCGTCAAGGAGCGGAGAGGAATAAGAAGTCATAAGCGAGAGAGCTAGGCATGAAAAACGAACACATAAATCAAGACAACGACTGGGCAACTGCACCACCATCCACCGCATATTTCTGAATTACAGAGCGGGGCGCTTGACGCCCCGTTTGTTTTTTTAGTAAGATAGTGACTTACTACAGATGACAAAGGGGACAACATGGAACTGGCATTGCTAAAGGCATTGCTGTCGCACGAGTTCTACAACGGCCACAAGACTGTGGTTCGACAGGAAATATTCAGCGACGAAGCGAACAAAATCAAACGGTGCTTAGACAAAGCACATGACGAATACGAGCGTGACCTGACAGAGTCAGAGCTTGAGGCGGTCTTCTACACATCCCACCCAACGCTGACCACCGCCCAGCGATCTTCCTATCAGAAAATGTTTAATGAGATGCGCAACGAGAATGCGATTGGCGAGGATATGGCCAGTAACATTCTTCGCGATTTGTGGCGTCGTGCTATCGCTGATGATCTGGCTAGCCATGCAATGGACATGATCAACGGGCGCGTCACTAGCATGATGCCGCTGCGCGAGATGCTGGAAGCCTACGAAGAAGACTTCATGCCTTCTGTTCGTGTGCATTTCGATGAAACGGATCTTGAATATATTCGCAAGCAGGTAAGCCTGACATTCCGATGGAAGATTAATATATCCACGCTGGCCGAACTGTGGCCCGGTGTGAACGAGGGACAGCTTATTGTTGGAGCAGCGCGGCCCAACACAGGAAAGACATCCAGTCTTGCTCACCTTGTATCAGGTCCAGGTGGGTTCATTGATCAGGGTGCAAAGATTGTTGTGCTTGCAAACGAAGAAGCAACACCTCGTATCACATCCAGACATATGTCTGCGGCTACTAGCCTATCTATCGCGGAGTTATTTGACAGCCGCAACCTTGGTTACGTGAACGAGCGCGTTGGCAAAGAAAGCAACTGGCAGAACCACTTCAAGATCACTGACGCTACTGGTTGGGACATTGATCGGATGGAAGCCGTAATCAAGCACACAAAGCCTGACATCGTTATTGCTGACATGGCTGACAAGTTCACCATGAAGGGCAGCTATACGGCTGCACACGAGGCTCTGAAGGCCATGTACGTGCGCTTTCGTATCATTGGCAAGCAGTATGGATGCTGCATCTTTGCAATGTCGCAGATGTCTGCTGAAGCCGAGGGCAGGGTGATGGTCAATCAGTCTATGCTCGAAGGCAGCAAGACAGGCAAAGCTGCTGAAGCAGACATCATGTTCTGCCTGACAAAGAACCCGATGGTTGAAGGACAGGACATCGATGACACAGAGCGACACTGGGTGGTTGTAAAGAATAAGCTTACAGGTAAGCACGGGATGGTGCATACGCATCTGAACCCAGACACTGCCACGTTTAGTGTATAACTACTGTTGACAAAGGGTATGATATGCCAAGACCAAGATTAATCGAGGAAGACAAGCGCGTTTACAATTTAGTTCTGGGCGAAACGATGTTTGGTGAACTGCATCAAATTGCATTCGATCAGTCAAAGCAGCAAGGAAAGATGGTCAGTGTCGCACAACTGATCAGGGAAGCAATCACGAGGTATTTAGATGAAACTAACACTGGACGTTGAAAACACTGTCACGCGCCGTGACGGCAAGCTGCACCTAGACCCATTTGAGAAAGAGAACTCGCTGGTCATGGTGGGTATACTCACCGATCAGGGCGACGAAACAATTGTATCTTTCGATCATGCAGAGTGTTCGTCTCCCGATCAGGAGTCTTTTGACTTGGTGCAGATGCTCCTTGACGAAGCCACAGTCCTGATTGCGCACAATGCTGCGCACGATCTGGCGTGGATGTGGGAGAGCGGGTTCAAGTATGATGGTCCTGTGTTTGATACGATGCTGGTCGAGTACGTCATCCAGCGTGGCCAGAAGCAGCCGCTATCTCTCGAAGCCTGTGCCGAGCGCTACGAGCTTGAGGTGCAGAAGCAAGACACGCTGAAGAAATATATGGCGGATGGGGTGAGCATCCGTGACATTCCTTACAACGAACTTTGTGATTATCTGGCCGCTGACCTTCACGCTACGCAGCAACTGGCTGACAAGCTGAACCTCTATCTAAATACGCAAGAGGGCAGTGGCCTGATGGATACGGTGCTGCTGACCAACTGCGTTTGTAAGACCCTTACACGTATCTACTGTAACGGCTTCAAAGTAGATCGTGCTGCACTTGAAGAAGTGACGGAGCAGTTCACAGCCGAGAAAGAACAGATCGAGGCAGAGCTTCAGCGTGACATCAAGGAACTGATGGGTGATACGCCCATCAATCTGAACAGCCCAGAGCAGCTATCGCAGGTTATCTTCAGTCGCAAACTCAAGGACAAGAAGACATGGCCGGATCGCTTCGATCAATTTATGCCTATCGGTTTGTTTCGGCAGACAGTCAATGCCCACACCAGCATCGTGTTCAAGACGAAGGTGCGGCAGTGTAAGGACTGTAGCGGAGCAGGGCGTAAGCGTGTCCGCAAGAAGGACGGCTCACTGGGCAAGGCAGTTCGCATCTGCCAGACATGCGAGGGTGAGGGCGTCCTGTATGACGACACACGAGATGTTGCTGGCCTGAAGTTCAACGCCCCATCTGCCAAGTGGGTTAGTGCCAATGGCTTCGGCTGCTCGAAGGGCAACCTTGAGCATCTTGAGGGTGTTGCCCGATCTAAACAAATGAAACGAGCAGAGGCGTTCCTGTTGAAGGTCCGCCGTCTGTCTGCACTCGATAGTTATCTATCTAGTTTCTGCGGTGGCATAGCCACCTTCACCAAGCCTGACGACATCCTTCATGTCCGGCTGGTGCAGCAGATGACATCGACAGGCCGTCTGGCAAGTCGTGAACCCAACCTTCAGAACATGCCACGCGGCGGCACATTCCCTGTGAAACGAGTCTTCGTATCACGATGGGAAGGTGGCCAGATCATGGAAGCTGACTTCGCTCAGTTGGAGTTTCGTGTGGCTGCATTTCTGAGCCAAGACGGAGTAGCAATTGAAGAAGTTTCTACTGGATTTGATGTACACTCATACACCGCTCAGGTTATTACCGATGCTGGTCAGCCTACGGATCGACAGACAGCGAAGGCGCATACATTCGCGCCGTTATATGGAGCGACGGGCTTTGGAAGAAGCCCAGCGGAAGCAGAGTACTACGAACACTTCACGCAAAAATACAAAGGCATCGCAAATTGGCATGCCCGATTGGCTACGGAAGCTCTGACAACAAAGAAGGTACGCACACCATCTGGACGAGAGTTCAGCTTTCCTGACGTTGTTCGCAAGCGGGGCGGGAGCGTTAGCTACTTTACGCAGATCAAGAACTATCCCGTTCAGTCGTTTGCAACTGCTGACATCGTTCCGCTTGTACTGCTGCAACTAGAACAGGCGCTTCTAGATAGCGGCTTACGTAGCTTGATTGTAAACACTGTGCATGACTCGTTTGTTCTGGACATACACCCTGAAGAATTTGGCCAGGTTATGCGGGTAATTAAACAAGTGTCGGATCAAATGACAGACAGAATCAACATGGCATTCGATATCGATCTCAATGTTCCGATGCTGCTCGAAGCAAAGGCTGGTCCGAACTGGCTTGAGACTGTTGACGTGGAATAATACTGTTGACAAACTTGACTACAAAACAAGATCTGGTATAACTACGGATTCTTTACACAAGTGGAAAAGCTAATGACGACACTGACAACAATCGACGAAAACAATTACGAAGCTATGGCTTTGATGATGGGTGTAAACCCAAACCAGAAGGCCAAAGGATCAACCCTGCCGCGTTTGCGGATTTGGAATCAGGGTGTAAAAAACAAAGACGGAAAGCGTTCCGTCGAGGTAGTGCCAGCAGGATTCTATCGTCTGGAAGACCCAGACAAAGCTATGTACTTTGCAGAGACGGTTACCATCCGTCCGTTTCTGCAACGCTTTATGTACAAGCGTTACAATGCAGATAAGAACGATTTCACCAAGACCGTGATGCACGAGAATCTGCAAGTCGATCTGAAAGATACAGCAGGCGGGTTTAACTGCGGTAAGCCAGCAGGTTACATCGAAGACTTCGATAGCCTGTCAGATGAGATGAAAGAGGCGATCAAGCAGATCCGCCGTGTTCGTGTCATCCTCGGTGAAGTCGAGATGAACAATCCAATCGACGAAAACGGCAACGCCGTTGAGGTCGGCACAATGCCTTTCATCTGGGAAGTGGACAACAAGACCGCCTTCAAAACTATGGGCGAACCGTTCAACCAGTTGGGCAGGCAGCGCAAGCTTCCGATTCAACATAAGATCACACTCGACACATCTGAGCAGGAGCTTCAGACAGGTGGCGCTTTCTTCCTACCAGTGCCATCTCTCGACCTGACGAAAGCTGTCGTGATCAATGATGAAGATCAGAAGCGCTTCAGTGACTTCCTTGAATGGATCAAGTCGTACAACGAGTACGTCATCTCAAGCTGGACAGATAAAAGCAGTCAGAGTGCAACAGCCGACGAAGAGAAGCTGATGTCTACCGTCTCTGCCGATGTCTTTATCGATGTTGAAGATGACGCAGCTTAATGAACTGAAGATACATCAGTGGTTGCAGAATGCCATCAAGGGCAGTGTTGCAATGTCTGATGAAACAATCGAGTGCGTCGTGGGGGAAATCTCCACGGCGCTTTCTAAACAGTTCCAAGAAACTCGCGAAGAAAAGTTTCGCTGGCGCATGTCCAATGTGGGCAGGCCTTACTGTCAGCTTTGGTATCAGAAGAACAAGCCAGAGCTAGCGGAGAATAAGAATACTGTATTCCTGCTCAACATGATCGTCGGTGACATCGTCGAGGCGGTGTTCAAGGGCGTGATGAAGGAAGCGGGTGTAGCCTTTCAAGATAGCAAGTCAGTCGAAGGTAAGTTTGGCGAAGCCAATATCAAAGGCACAAACGACCTGACACTAGACGATGCTGTTTGGGACGTGAAGACAGCCAGCAACTGGTCTTACAACAACAAGTTTGAATCAGCAGAAAAGCTAGCAGCCGACGATACATTCGGCTACGTCGCCCAGCTTTGCGGTTACGCCCATGCCGATGACGTAGAACCGGGCGGATGGATCGTTCTCAATAAGAACTCAATGGAGTTCAAGTTTGTTCCATACGATATCCCTAATCAAAACGAAGTTGTGCAGGAGATAGCGGACAAGGTTGTTGAACTAGAGGCTAACAAGTTTCGCCGTTGTTACGAGCCGGTTGAAGAATTCTACAGACGCAAGCCTACCGGCAATAAAAAGCTGTCTGTTGCCTGTGGGTTCTGCTCGTTCCGATACGACTGTTGGAATGGTCGCATCAAAGAAGAACCGTCTCGCTGCTCTACGGCTCAAGAGAAGCCAATGGTTGCGTATATCGACTGATGTACTCATCGAAAGCATACAGAGCAGCCCGAAAACTAGGCTTTCGCAGCGGACTTGAAAAAGTAATCTGCGAAAAACTTACCAACGATAACGTCAAGTTTGCCTACGAGCAGACCAAGATTGAGTGGGAAGACCTAGCCTACAGAACCTACACACCAGACGTCATCTTGATGAACGGTGTGATCGTTGAAATTAAGGGGATGTTTACTACCGCAGATCGAAGGAAACACCTGAAGATCAAGCAGCAGCATCCTGAACTAGACATACGTTTTGTTTTCGAAAGCAGCCGCAGGAAACTGCGCAAGGGTTCTAAATCCAGCTACGCCGATTGGTGCATCAAGAACGGCTTTCGCTACTACGACAAAGAAATTCCAGAAGACTGGGTACGGGAAAAGGGCAAGGCCATCCGCACCAAGTTCATTCGATTCAAAGGGGAAAAGAAAATTGTACGATCTAAATGACTACGTCGTGATTGTAAGTCCAACCGTTGAAGACGGTGCGTGGATGGGTGATGTCGAAGTAAAGATCGCTTGGAATGGCGACAACGACCTAGACGACAACGACCACAGCATGATGCTGCATGTCACGCACATGTTAGCTGCTGCATTGGAGTTGGCTGAAGTAGATGAAAATGTTGCGCACAGATTAACAAACATCGTGAAGATCCGAAGCGAAGATGAAGACGAAGATCAGGCCGTAGATATCGAACGTGAAGACGGCAATGTCATTCGTATTAACTTCGGCAAGACACAGGGTTCGGCCTGATGCATCACGAAGAATACATGCGCATCCGCAACGAAGATTATCATAAGCAAAAGCACGTCGAGAAAAAGACCGACGTGGACATGGTCAACAGCCCACCACATTACAACGAAAACAGCATTGAATGCATTGAGGCAATACAAGCAGCCACAGGTGATGGCTTTGAATATCACCTACAAGGGACGGCAATAAAGTACCTCTGGCGGTTTAGATACAAGGGCAAGCCCCTCGAAGATCTGAAAAAAGCCAGGTGGTACTTGGACAAGTTAATAGAAGAGTACGAAAACAAATGAAACTGCGGGTACTTCTAATCGTTGATCTGGATGAAGATTCACCAATCGTTCCCGCAGACGACAATGTCGAAGAGCAGGTTGAAGAGCTGCTCCGGGAATACTTCCACGATGTCGATATAGAAGTAGGCCGCGTTAACGTGGAGAGGATTCATGAATAACCTACTGCCTACAGACTACCAATCTTTTATACATAAAAGCCGTTACGCTCGTTGGCTCGATGCAGAAGGCCGTCGTGAAGACTGGTCAGAAACTGTTGATCG